CTTTCAATTCTTCGGGTTCCATTTCTGATAGAGCAACGATATTTTCGAAAGAAATCTTATATGCCCCGGAAAGAATGTGCGGAACAAGCTCAGGAGCATTTTGTTCAATGGTATCTAATGCTGCACTGTATTTCGCATATTTCTGTACGGTTGCGCCGGACACATGATACTTCCTTCCCAGCCGGGCTGCTGTTCGCCGGCCACTCTCTTCATCTATTGGGCGGCCTCTCCCCACAGTAATGTTGGGGTTCGGACGGTACTGATTATAGCCATTCCTATTTCGCTGTACTTTCTTTTCCGCTTCATATTGTTTCCCAATCAGATATTTCCTGGTTTCTTCTGAGATGTTGCGGCGCCCAAGTTGGTTCGCACAGATCCAGGCGATGGCAGCATCTCTGCTTGGAAAATCCAGCTCCTTGACTCCATAAGGAATGCGCATTTTATTGCATATTTCATAGCGATTATGACCGTCGACGATGGTATCATTCCATGCGATGATATCTTCCCGGCATCCTTCCATGACCAGATTCAGCTCCAGTTGCCGGTATTCCTCCCGGCGAAGTGGACGAATCAAGTTTTTGAATTCCGGATCGATGTTAAGCTGCCTAAATGCTTTCTCTGTCATGTAGCCTCCTGCGTTCCAGCTGTTTGACGGTTTTGAGGGAAAAATATGCGACCCGGTTGACTTGATCGATCTCACCGGTCAGCTGGTAATTAAATCTCAGGTCAAAGCCACCCAGCAGTTCGGAAAAGTTTTTAATAAGGATCGTACTATAGAATTCTATAGACTGCTGGGATGTGTTTGACATCCGAACCTTGTTTGCGGTCCCGCCTGAAATAGGTTTGTCCGATCCGAGAACGGCGATATACAGCTCTTCAGGGTTTACCAGGAATTGCACATACGCAGGATTCTTCAAGAGACGAATCGTTTGCCTGTGGATTCGAATCCGGTTTCGCGCAGGGTCCAGCGTTAAGTAAGCCTGCAATTGATTTTCATGATTCATGTCCTTGTCCTCCCAAAACGGACTTACTACCAGTATCAGAGGCAGCCTCGTCTGACTGCTCTGATGCAGCAGGAGCTATGTTATCGCGCAACCCATATACAGCATATCCTTCAAAAATGTCTACCTGCATAGATTTCTGGTGTTCCCGGAACGGGAGTCCAAACTGCGTCTTCCAGCCCTCCGGAAACACGGGAGTTCGAGAAGACTTGGGCTTCTGGCCGTCTTTTTGCACCCGCTGATACACTTCGGTCGCTGTGAGATCAAATGCGATGAGCCACTCATCCTTGGCATGGATTATCCGCCCGAGGAGTTTATATCGATAGTCCAGATTCCAGTCCATCAGTGAAAACACTTTGGCGAAAAAAATCTTGCAGGTAATCTGTTTCGGTTTACGTCTGCCGGAGCCGTTGGTGCACCAGGCGCAGGCATCCCGATCTTCCGCCCGACATGGACGGATCGCCAAGATCCTGCTCTCCTGATTGACCAATACCTGCACATAATCAACTTGTGGGAAGCGGTTCAGGCAGGCGGTATTTACATAAAATTTGTAATTGTTGAAAGTTACAGACGGCTCATTAATATGGGCGAAGAACTCACGGCGTACCACTTGGTAGCCATCGTAGTTAAAGTCACCGGCCATCTCCAGGACCTCATCACTACTGTTGTTTGCGGGAGAAGCTGCCAGTTCCGCTTTTTTTAATTCAGCAGACGGAACAATATCCAAATGCCCGTCCTCCAGGGAACGAAGCATTCCGGCGATTACACCGCCGGTATTTTCCCGACTTTCTTCGAACATTTAGGATTCCTCCTTCCCGTACTGACCGAGTTCCTGACAGATATAGTCACGCAGCACGTCAAATCCTGTCACGCGGAGTTTCTGCCCGGTTTCATACAACTGGCCCTCCATGCGGATTTTCCAGTCTTCCTCACTCTGATCGCAGACGGGCGGGAAAGACTGTTGGTGGAGGTAATATTGCTTGCCAAAAGAGCCGATCCACTCCTCCGGGACTGCCCGCACCCGTTTGCCGGAGACAGAAAGGGGCTGTACAGGCTCCTTTGCCTGTTCCGTGCTTTTTGAACCGGAAAGCAGGTACGATTTAATAAACGCTTCCGCATCATTGACATCAAAAATATACGCAGATTCAGTTTCAGTTTGAAACAGCGCTCCGGCGATCCGGTATTTTAAATCCGGACTCCAGCCGAATAACTGAAAAAGCGTTTCTACATAGGCCGCACCGGCGATATCCCTGGGCTGATACTTTCCGTCTGACAGCTTGGAAAACACGACTGCGTTGCGGCTGCTTTTCGCCGCTGTACGGACGGCGAACTTCATCTCCACAGGGTTGACCAGCAGCTCCACATGGTTGTCTTTCCCAAAAGACCGAACACATGTGGTGCTGAACTTGATTCTCTTATCTTGAAACAGTACATAGGGACGGTGATAATTATCAAAGAATTCACTGCGGGCGATTTCAAAGCCTCTCATATCAAAATCTCCCGGAACCAATGTGATGCTCGAGGGCAGGGATGCATCCGCCTGCTGCTCATCGGGCGGATGGATACTGGCGGACGCTTGGTAATAATCCGCCGGCTTAAATCCAGCCCAGCGGGGATTGATGGTCACGAACCCTCTGAGCAGGCCGCTGTCGATCACCCGCAGCTCCGGGAGGATGGAGCGGTTGCCATACTTGGAGTTGTTCAGAAGATGCTGAACCGCAATGAAATCATCTCTGGAAACAATGCCCTCGTGGTGGTTCCGGTAAAGGCTCTGGGGTCTGTCCCCCCGATTCTTTCTGGCCTTGTGGTTCAGATAGTTGGGGGTGAAGGTCTTCCGGGTCAGTACATCCCCGCAATGCCGCTCATTGCGAAGGACCTGGACAATGGAGTTGGATGTCCACTTGACATTTCCCAGATAAGTCTTTCGGCCCAGCTCGGTGAGCGCCGCCGCAATGTCGGAGGTGGAATATCCATACAGATACATATAGAAGATGAGTTTTACCGTGGGGGCTTCATCCGGGTTGACGACCAGGTTTCCATCTGCGTCGTGAGAATACCCCAGCAGTTTGGGCGTCAATGGCAGACCTCCGTCCAGCCGCATCCGCAAGGAGGTTTCCATGCTCCGGCTGCGGATGTGAGACTCCTCCTGAGCCATGGTGGCCTGAAACGAAAGCGCCATCTGGGAATCGTCTTTGAGGGAGAAGATACATTCGCTCTCGAAGAACACTCCGACGGGACTGGGCAGCTCCGCAAGCATTCGCACCATGCTGATACAGTCCACCACATTTCGGGCAAAGCGAGACACGCTTTTGGTAATGATCATATCGATTTTCCCGCTGCGGCAATCGGCGATCATGCTGTTGAACTCGTCCCGATGAGCCAGAGAAGTTCCGCTAATCCCCTCATCCGCATAGATTTTGACCAATGTCCAGTTGGGATGATGCACAACAAAATCTTCATAGTATTTCTTTTGCAGCTCATAGGAGGAAGTCTGCTGGACATTGTCTGTGGAGACACGGGCATACACGGCGACCCGCTGCCTTATATCATTATCGTAATAGTCGATGGGCTTTTTAGCCGGAATGAATTCATAGTTCTCCGGGTCAACTTTTGTGTTGATACGCCGGCGGACCCGTTCTTTCCGTTCCGCAAGCTGTTTGCGTGTGGACTTGTCAATCATGCAGCATTTCCCTCCGGGGTTCGTCATCAGGGAGTATCTTCCAACCGGGATCTGGCAAAAAGTAGGGGTCGTGTAGATCCTCCTGGTAATAGGAAGCCAGCGTATAAATATCCTCCGAAACGAAGTAAACGCCCACTGGCTTTGGGAGTGCTGCCAAGAGGCGCGTACAGAAAGAGAGCTCGGAGAGCTTCTTCGAGATATTGCTTGCTTTCTGGGTAATGATCAGATTGACCTTTTCCTCGTAGCAGTCTTGAAGGAGCCTTGACCACTCCGGAGCGTTCTCCATATTGGGCGCAGTGCTGCCCTCGTCCACATAGAAACCGACAAACTTCCAGTTTGGGCAGAGAGCCAGTGTATCAAGAAATTGCTTTTTATGAGCTGAGAGATAGTCCTCATAGCGGGTCTGGTTGAAGTAGCGGATGTATACCGCCACACGGTAATGTGTTTTGGGAAGCGGGCGTTCCCGCTTGATTTCCTTTAACCAGGCACGATGTTCCGCTAAAAGGGTGTTTCGTTCCGTCTCCCTTTCCAGCAGGAAATCAAATGAGGGCATAACTTCCTGCTCTGACTCTCTATTTTGAACGGCCAGATCTGACATATTTGCTCCCCCTGTGTTATTTCTCTTCCAGGCCATTATATAATCTGCAGACTAATAAC